TAAATCGCTTGATCATCATCGCCTGCTAGTATAACATATTTGCTATTTTCCTTGATAATATTGAACATTTTCCACTGTATTGGTGATAAATCCTGTGCCTCGTCAATAAAAGCCACGTCAAATTTTGGACACAATTTGGACACAATAAATCTTTCTATCATGTCCGTAAAATCTACCAATTGAAAAGAATTTTTGTAATTTTCCACCTCATCACAAATTATTTTTAATAATCTCTTGTCCATATCTTGTGAGTACATGTCAGTATTGTACTCTTCTTCAATCGTAATATTTTTTATTCTAGCTGCATTTATTAGATTAAAATATTCGCTATCAGAATTTATAAATCCTGTAGATTCTTCTCCGTTAGAATACACTGTAACCTCTATACCTAATTTTCTACCTATATCCTCGTAATGTTCGTCTTGCATAACCTGTGCTTTCTTCATACCAAGTTGATTAAAGGCAAGTGAGTGTAGCGTTCTAAAATGTTTTAGATCTTTTCTCTCAAACGCTGTGTGATACTCTAACATTCTATCAATAGCCTCGTTTGCAGCTTTGGTTGTAAATGCAAAGTATCCTATCTTATCTATAGGTGTCCCTAATTTTAAAAATGTTTTAACATATCGTAAAAGTCTTGTAGTTTTCCCTGTTCCCGGAGGCCCGAATAATTTTCTACTAATCACATCTCCTCCCGTATATATCTTTTTAATTCTTTATCCTGCACATTGTCTGGTATCTCGTTTTTAAAAAATATTCTGTAGCTATCACTGCCATACTTGCCGATACCAAATAATTTTGTTGCGTCCTCACCATCCCATTCTATAAAATCACAGGACATCCTCCATATCCTGTTCGCTCTTACATTCTTCATACCTAGATCTTTTAACATTTCTGCTATTGTATCTTTGTTTGACAACAATAATTTCCACGCATTGGGAAATTTTTTAAAAAATTCTGGTAATATTTTTTTAACTTTCTTACGTCCGGTTTGATTAAGACAGATAACAGCTACCATATGTTGCCACTCGCCCTCTATTTGTTGTTGCACCATAAGATCATCTTTCATTATAATATGTCCGTTTTATGTTTTGTTTTAGTGTGATGTATAGGAACCTCTTCAAAAGATTTTATATTTATCTGTATAATATTTTTTGTTGAAGAATGGTATTTACCTGCTTCTTTTGATGGAAATCTTTTTTGTTCTAAAAACTCTATCTCACATTCTTGATACAATACCTGCATCATACGACCTGTTTTGTCCTCACTATATTTCCAATTCTTTGCTTTTAGTTTGTCATAAAACTTATCAAATTTAAAGAATGCATACTCACCCTCTATCAATACAGATCCTGTTTTAAATGCAGCATCACTTGTAGCTTTGGGTCCATTTATCTTTGCGTGTATTACATCATGTAGTTTCTCTTTTGGTGATGTGCCTACCGGTGGCTGCACAACTTTCTGTGTCTGATATAGTGCATCCATAACAGTCTGCTCTTCATCGTTTTTAATTAATGGTGGTAAAAATCCTGCAGCTTTTGATATTGAGTTACGTCTCTTACGCTGGTCGTTTAAGTGTTCTACATTTTTGCAATGCACCGTAGCTGTACCAATACCGTCTGGTTTTGTTACATCAAATTCGTATTCTGGTTCTGGATCTAAATCTATCTTTTTTAGATTTGTCAACACAGGATAAGATCCTTTTGATCCTGCCAACACTCCAAATTTTTTCTTAACACATATACCTTTTTTACAATTCTCACTTAGTGGACTCTGTGTGCATGTATATCCTTTAGAACTTCTGTTCCAAGATTTTACTTTTGCATTTAAAAATTTTTGATCCCACGCATTTGCATGTACGCCAGCAAAATATTTTACTGGTGCATTCATAACTTTTTGCTGCCAGTTGTCTGGATATTTCATTTTTACCATGACATGATAGTTATACATAAATCTATCTTTGCCATCAAAGTTTTCGTTTTTAGATAATTTAGATATTGCTGCTAGACATGGCGGACCTTCAGTAAATTCTTCATCCACACCCTGCATGCTTTTGTGTTCTATCTCTTCTGTAATTCCTTTCAGTCTTTC